ATGTACAAGTCCACTAAGCAGCCTGACCACATTGAATAGGTAATGCAGAACCTAATCGCTGTGCGTATATCTTACTTAGCAATCCATTTTGATTTTGGCTTAACACCTCCAGCATTGGACAACACCGGGATCTCTTTATTTAACGTCTACCGTGATCAGTAAAGACTGGGTTGTCCCCTTAAAGCTCAAAGGGGAAGGAAATGCCTTGAAAATGTTCTTCCTCAGAGTTCACCTTACATTCATGGTGCTCATGTCGATATCCACTCTGTGATTCAAGAGGAAAAAACTTTTCCTTGTACCATTCGACACGTTCATCGTAAGTCATAATAGGACCAACATATCCTGCAATATTAGCTCGACGAGCAACTTCAATTAGTTCCTCGCGGCGTTGGTTGTAGACATCTCTTCCAAATTCAAAGTACTTGAGAGCTACATTCTGGATGGCTTCCGCACTGGATTGTTCCATGGTTAATACCTTGGATTTTAAGTGGGTATGCAACATCTTGGCAATAGAAGACTCCTCCACAGGAGATCTGTAAATTCCAAGCTCTTCATCCTTAACAGCAAAGTGCTTCAAAAAAGAAGCATCACTCAAATTGATGAAAGGCACAGACTCAGCGTCTTTATCAGCCATAGTGTAGGTAATACCTACTTCATTCAACTCAGCAGCAATTGCCGTATGATTGAACCAATCCAAACCTTTCAAGACGGTCATGATATTATCATCACCATATGTCATGAGAGAACAACCCTTGGCAAAAGGGGGAATTCTGGTCCAACGGCTTTGTTTAGCTGCAAGCGCGTAATATGTATAGCGCATGTAGAGCGAGTTAACAATACTGTTGATGATCACCGTCAATGGGTGACCTGAGGGATTGGAACCAAAAAATTGAACAAGGGTTCCAAAATAATCATAAGTGGGATAAGTGATTTCCGAAGCGATGCCCCTCATGATGATCAAGTCATCAGCATCATAGTTTCCGGATTTTTCAGCTAGAGTAATAAGAATCTTGAATGCCATGAACATAAATTCAGGGGACATTCTACCATCAAATTTGGCATAATCGCCAGCAATGGCACGATCCCAGCCGAACTTTCCAATGTGCTCATACAACTCAGTCCACTCTGGACTCTGCACAACAGTTCCGACTGCGCACTCAGTGATCGTCTTGTTCCTCTGAAATAAGGCCGCAAGTGAAAGATAATACTTGCGAACAAGAAAGACAAAAGGCATATTAGCTGCGGCAAATATGCGCACCTTATCCTTGTTGAGCTTGGTTGGCTCATCTTTCAACGATCCCTTGAATACGGTATTAATCGATTTTCCCTCTAAAAGTAGTTGCTCCAACCTAGCAACCTCCTCCAAGATCATGGGATCCACATCCCGAGGGCAAGAAATACCCTCCACTTGGCGATCGCTTTTCTCAACATATTGGGTTTTTGGTCCCTTGAAAGGGAAACCCATAGAG